ATTTAAGCAACAATTGAGCGGCGTTCATGCGGCTTTCCTTTGTAGTTGTTCAAGAAGAGTAATCGCAGCAGCTTCTGCCTCAATGACCATGCGCTCTAGCTTGCAGATATAGGTTTCATCGCGCTTAACGGGAATAATTAGAATCCGATGTGATTCCGGCATCCTTGGATCAAAGCTGACAAAGCTCCACCATTTGCGATCTGTAACCCACATGCATCCCTGAATCTGCGGGATATATTCTTCCGGTACGCCGCTGATGAATCTTTCAAGATGTACGGCTGATGACTTTGGGCATTTCATTTCGAGTCCGCCATCGTCACCAATCAGTCCGTCCGGTGAGCATCCGGCATAGGGATAATCCGGGTGCAGGATGAATCCGGATTCGGTCACGGAATGTCCGGTTTCGAGTTCGTAGGCTTCGCGCGCGAATGGTTCGACCTCTGAGCCCCACATCAACGCATAACCGCTCGGACCTTCAACCGGTTGCCCAGTCATACGCTCAACTACGATTTGCCAGATCAGATCGTGATAGGCTTTCAGTGGCTCTCCGGTGCGCTTATTCCTTGCCGTCACATCGGCAAAGCGGGATCCGGTAAAGCGGCCTACCCTCTCGGCAAACCATTCTGGTGTTCGCTGTAATTGCTCGTCAGACATTTTCGGCCTCGTTCTTTTCTTGTTCGATAATCTTGGCGTCCGATTCTTTAGCGATCTGAGTGATACGCGGAATATCTCCTTCGATTAGGGCGTATTGAGATTTGTTAAGAAGCCCTATTTTTCCCTCTAGCGATTTTTCGCCCTCAGTCGTTGCGATTCTTTCGAGCTTCTCGATAAGTTCGGCGCGCACTTTGGTCTTGCGTTCTTCAAGGGCTTTACTGGCGACTTCTGCTCCACCAGATTTTGACTGCGAGTGAAAGTCAATGCCCTCGTCCATTTCGACATTCAGGTGTTGAATCGCCATGTTCAGGCGTTCGTTCTTAGGCCATAGTTTTGATGCGCGCTTGATTACGGTCTTTTTACTCATTTCGCCGGGATCAGTAACCCAAGGGCAAGACGTGCCTTTTGTTTTGTATGCCTTCCATGCGCTAGACCTGTCGCGGATTGCGTTGATTTCGTCAATGCTCATTGCGTCGCATAGGTATTCACCGCCGGGAGTCTTGGCTACGACATACGCGCCGATGACTTCGCCCCGTTCCTTTGAAAATGGGTTGAACTGGTGTTTGGGCATGGTTCCCGGTTCACCCATCTGGAAGCTATCCGCTTCATAGACAAGCTCGGCCTTAGACCAGACGATAGAACCGGACTGTGTAGCTAGATCAACCAGGCCGATATAGCTAATATCCAGGCAGACTTTCTTGTCACGCGGCACAAGATAGGCTTGCTTGCGTGCCGGGTTCAGGCTGATGCCGATTGCAGCAACATTCGCGACTGCATTCATGATGCTCTGGCGATTGCTCATCGCCACCGAGAGGAGGTAGTCATTCGACTCAAGCTGCTGCACGGCAAATCCAGCTTCAACTTCAAAGTTGAGCGACTTGTTAGTCAGACGCATTTGAAACGTATCGCGTAGTGCGTAGATTTCGTCCTTGATTGTTGCGAGTTGGGTGCTCATTTTTTGCCTTTCTGCCGCGACTCTGGCGGCGCTGGGTTAAGTCGCACTGAAACCCATCAGCGCGGCGGTTATTTGGTCCGGTGCCGGGATCTTTGGCAGCGGAATAAACTCCCTTTCTTTCTTTGGTTTGTGAATCCTCTCTACCTTTTTCCTTCCTTCGCCCGGTCCATAGCCGTAAACACGAACAACCTTATGCCCCATGTGATTCATGTCCAGTCTGACGATATGTATTTCGCCGTTAGAAATAAGCTGCCTGGCGTAGGCACGAATCGTTTCATGCCCGACGCGGGACGCCTTAGCCCAGTCCATGACGTTCATTGGCTCATTTTCATAGAGCACATCCAGCATCCTGACGATGCATGTGCTATTTCCGATGTCACGTATTTTGCTCACAGTGATACCTCAATGACATGCGATGGGTTGCAGACAGACCAGAGTGTTTTATTCTTGATCACGACATAGCCCACGGCCTGCCCATTCAAGCAGCGGACGATCTGCTGTTCCCGGATCTCCAGCTTGGCGCGGACAATCTTCAATTCCTCGGCCGCATGTGACATGGAAATGATTGCGTCTAGGACGTAGAAGAACAGGCCGACGAAGGCCAGGGCATAGACGCACTCTCGAACTAGCTTCCAGTCGAACGGGTGGCCGGTGTTCCAGCGTAGGCCGTGCCTCATGCGCATACGGCGGAATAGGGTTGTCATCGCGCCACCATTAAAAGAATCGCAGCAATCGCCACGGCAACCCAATCAATCCAGGTCGGCTCAAAGTCGTTAAAGAGGTTCATTGCTTTCCTTCCGCTTTTTCAATGGCCCGGATTGCGATGCCGTAACCAGGCTCGGTACCGTTTTCCGCGCACTCCAGCAGATACTTGAGTGCCGCCAGCAAATCAGGCGCGGCGGCGATCAGCGCGGCATTGGCTTTTTTTTCATCGCATGAATACACAATTGCGATGGGATGTTTGTCTGCCCAAATGGTTGTGCAGCCGTATTCCGCTATCGTGTATCTCCACGGCCCGGGTGTATGGCTCATATCACCCTCCGCAGACGCATGATGAAAAGCGCCGTCTTCGTTTCAAGAATCGCTCGGTCAAGATTGCCCAGGTACAGCCAGACACAAGCCTGCTGCTTACAGAGTTCATAACCGTATTGGGCTATTCCGTCGATGATGTAGCCGCGAGCGCGGAGCAGGGCGAGGGCCGATTCGTTCATGGCCGAACCCTCGCTTCCACCTTGACCTTTAATCCCATCGGGCGCGGTTCGCGGTGTGAATAGAAGATACCGACGGCTTGCAATGTGGCATCGACCGAATCAGACGCGAGAATGCAGATGCGGGTTACGTCACCATTCGGATCGGTGATTTCAGCATCGAATGTCGCGCGCTGAATCAGCGCTTTCTCTGTCGGAGAGAGTTCGCCATTGGCCTCTCCGGAAAGTAGATCGAGAATGCTGGTCTTTGACATGATTGCTCCTTGGTTCGTTTTACTTCTCGCAGCAACTTGAAGGCTGGCGGCTGGGTGGTAGCCTTTCGTTTCACCGTTGCCGGTGCTGCGGACCTGTATCGTTGTTCCCGCTCGCATCAGCCGCCATGCTTCAAGATGCCGCTTACCACTTACCGCTTACCACCCATCGGCACTGCGGAGTCGCCTGTTCATCCGGCTTGCATCCGGGGGAAATCCGAATGGCCATTCGGCTCGCTTCCATCAACTCACGGAGGTATTACAAGCAACTCCGCAGTGCCGACTTCTGTTCTGCTACCTTTCGCGCCCAGTGCCAGCTTTCCGTAGATCCCTGGCTGCACTCTGATCACGCTTGCCGCATTCACGGCCTGATCTGCCTGGTTTGTTGGCTCGTCCCGTTTGGCTATTGCCGATTGGTGCGAGTTGATGAAAGCATAACTTACTATGCTCAAAAACGCAAGCGAAACTTACGGCTTGATGTAAAATAGTTTCCGTTCCTGGAATTTCAGGCAACAAAAAACCCGCCGTGGCGGGTTGGGTGGAAGCGGTAGATGTCCTTGCTCCCAATTGGATACCGAAACGCGATCAATCTCAAACCGATCGGCAATTTTCTGCTGCGTTAATTTCGCAGCTTTTCTTGATGATCGGAAATAATCCTTGAACTTCATGTGTTTATTATGTAACCCCTGCTTACTGTTGTCACTGAAAGAATCGCTTGCTATTTTTGTAAGTTTGCCTTACTATGGCAAACATGAACGCACCTCTCAAAAAAGCAATCATCCTAGCTGGCGGTCCCGCCAACATAGCTAGGAAGCTAAAAATCACTTCCCAAGCCATTAGCCAATGGGAAGTCGCCCCCGCCAATCGTTGTATTGACCTTGAAAATATGACCAACGGCAAGGTGACTAGGCACCAACTGCGCCCCGATATTTTCGGAAGTAAGCGAACGGAAGCTGCCTAAATGTCCGACGACGAAGAACTGATCGAAGTGCGTGCGCGAGTGCCATCCGTAATCGCCGCAGTTCTTGATCTTCACGCCAAAAACATCGCTCGATTCAAGGACAGCCGCGAACGACTTATCGGAGAGATTCTTAACCAGTGGTATGAGGAACAGGTTCATACGGCCAATGTAACGGTCAATAGGACAAAGGAGCAACGGCGCTAGATCGGCAGTATGTCGGCATGACATTGGACATCATGGAGGAAGAATGACACTCGAAGCGCATCCGATAGCCAGTATCTTCCCGCGTATGAACGAGGATGATTTGGCGTCACTCGAAGCAGACATCCGGAAGCGCGGTCTGCTTGAGGCGATCTGGCTCTACGAAGGAAAGATTCTGGACGGTCGGCATCGGTACGCGGCCTGTTGCGCTGGAGGTGTTGAGCCGCAATTCAGGGAATACGAAGGCGATGATGCAGTGGGATTTGTCGTTTCGCTGAATCTCAAGCGGCGGCATCTGAATGAAAGCCAACGTCAAATGGTCGCGGCAAATATTACAACCCTTTCCAGAGGGGATAACCAGCATACGCCAAATGGCGGGACCTCTCAGGCACAGGCCGCCAAACTGCTTAACACCTCTGAGCGTGGCGTGCAGCGTGCCGCCGTAGTGAAAAGGGAAGGCGCCATTGAGTTAGTTGCCGCCGTTCAATCCGGCAAAGTATCGGTCAGTGCCGCGGCCGATGTTGCGACGCTTCCGAAGCGGGTGCAGCAAGAAATTGTTGCTAAAGGTGAGCGGGAAATTCTTCAAGCAGCAAAGGCTATTCGAGCAGAAAAATCAGAAGTTCGTCGCGCAGAAATTGCCGCAATCAAAGCGGCCAATCCCATTGAAATACCGTCCGGAAAATATTCTTGCATCGTTATCGATCCGCCCTGGGAAATGCAGAAGATTGAGCGTGATGTCAGGCCGAATCAGGTGGGATTTGATTATCCAACAATGAGCGAGGAAGAACTATCGAACTTTAATTTAGCTGGAATGGCCGCCGATGACTGCCACTTGTTTTGTTGGACCACGCATAAGCATTTGCCGCTGGCTTTGCGCTTGGTCGAAAAATGGGGATTCCGGTATGTCTGCACCCTGGTATGGCATAAGTCAGGTGGATTTCAGCCGATTGGCCTTCCTCAGTATAACTGCGAGTTTGTCTTGTACGCGCGTCGCGGTACGCCGGAATTCGTAGATACCAAAGCGTTTCCCTGTTGCTTTGAAGCGCCAAGACGGGAGCATTCAAGAAAGCCTGATGAGTTCTATTCTACAGTCTTGCGGGTAACGCAAGCGCCGCGCATCGATGTTTTTAGTAGAGAGCATCGCAACGGGTTCTCTCAATTCGGGAATGAAGTGTCTAAATTTGGTGAGGCTGCCTAATGGGATACGACCTTGATCGCCGCTGGTCAGACGCCTTCATTCCGGCCATCAAGAAAATTGTCGGGCCTCTGTTGCTCGAAGAATCGTCATTCGAAGTTGACACAAAGCAAGCGGCGGATTTGGTCATTTTGAACGCCAGGGACAAAACAATAGCAGCAAGAATCAGGCGGAATGGCTATGCCGACAGATACCCGTATGAATTTACGATACGAGCAAAACGTGATAGCGGGGCTAAAACTGAATTAGAGAAAATTGTCGATGGATTTGGGGATTGGATGTTTTACGGCCATGCGAATGACAACAGAGTGGATATAGACCGCTGGATGGTTATTGATCTATCTGGGCTTCGTGCTGCGCTGATTAGAAATAAAGCCCCGTATCAGAAGCAAAGCAATGGCGATGGGACCCATTTCATTGCATTCGATATTCGCGCCCTTCCTGAGTATTGCCTAATTTCGGCGAGCTTCCCATTGAGCCGTGAGAGGGTGGCAGCATGATCCGAATCTCGCTCACCAACGACCTACGCCGCCAAGCTGCCCATAGGGCAATTGACGCGGCGAAGGATGGCGACGAAGTATCGATCTCAGCACCAAGCAAAACGCGGGATATGGAATGCGCCTATCACGCCACGTTCAGCGAAGTAGCCGCTCAATGTTCCCACCTTAATCGCCAGTTTTCATCAGAAGGCTGGAAGCGGCTCCTGGTCGATCAGTTCTGCCGGGAAATGCTTGAAATGCCTGACCTTGATCCGGACATTCGGGACAATCTGAAAAGCCCGATTGAAATGGTTCCTTCACTCGATGGTCGGGCAATCGTTGCAATCGGAATCCAGACGCGCAAGTTCAAGCGCAAGACGGCAACCGCGTTCCTCGAATGGCTCAATGCTTTCTGCGCTGAGAACGGTGTCAAGAGACATGCGCCAGAGAGGTACGCAGCATGACCAACAACTATATCCGCCGGCTGCTGAAAGACAACTACCTGTCGCTTGTCGATTTCAAGGCCAAGTCTCCGCAGGAATTGATCGACATGGCAAAGATCATTTGCCAGTGGCAGTTACAAGGCAAGGTCCATCAGTACAAGTGCAAGAACCACTATCCGGTTTATTCGATCAACCCAAAGCATCCGGGCCGGAACTTCGCATGGAAACCGTTGCCAGTGGGTGCGTCTGCTTTGGCGAGGGGAACATGAGCCTGGCCACTGCTAAAGTCTCCGGCTATAAGCGGGTGAAGACTCGCAAGTGCAAAGAATGCCGCAGTGAGTTTCAGCCATCGCGTATTGGGCAGAAAGTTTGCTCCCCGGCCTGCGCGCAAAGACTGGCAGAAAAGCATCGGGAGAAAGTGACGAGAAAGGAAACACGCAGCAAGCTGCTTGCACTCAAGCCGCTCTCTCACTTCGAGAAGATTGCGGAACGGGCAGTAAATCGCTACGTCAGGCTCAGAGACAGGAATGAGGGCTGCTGTAGCTGCGACAAAACGGCCACCTGGGGTGGACAGTGGCATGCATCCCATTTGAAGTCTGTAGGGGCTAATTCAGCCCTTAGATTCAATCTCTGGAACATCAATAAATCCTGCTCGATCTGCAACAACCACCGGAGCGGGAACATTGCCGAGTATCGAAAATGGTATTCCGAGAGATTCGGACAAGACCGGCTTGACTGGCTGGATAACCAACCAAAGACGAAACGATACACGCGGGAATATCTAATCCGGCTGGCAAAGGTGTTTAACAAGCGGTGCCGGATGATTGAGAAGAGGGAGGCGGCATAGTGGCTAGGATCAGAACAATAAAGCCAGAGTTCTTTACAAGTTCAGATATTGCTGAATTGACGCCACTAGCACGCCTCTTTTACATAGCTTTATGGTGTGAAGCTGACCGAGAGGGCCGGTTAGCCTGGAATACCAAAACTCTGAAATTCCGATACTTGCCCGCTGACGACAGTCCCATCGAGGTGATAGCAAAGGAACTTATCGACTCCGGCCTGATAGTGCCGTATGAAGTGGATGGCGTGAAATATGCCGAAATCCCCACTTTTTCGAAGCACCAGGTAATCAATAACAGGGAGTCACCTAGCACTTTGCCAGCTCGCGTGCATGACGCGTCGCCACGCGTGAAAGCGGAAGGAAGGAAGGAAGGGAAGGAAAGGAAGGAAGACGCGTCAAAGCAAAGACGAGAAACTCTCCTTCCTAAAGACTTTGAAATTTCAGAATCTGTCAGGAAGTGGGCTGCTGAACATGGGTATAACCGCCTGGAGGAACGGTTAGACCACTTCAAGGACTGGGCGATTTCAAAAGCTGCGAAGTATTCCGACTGGGATGCTGCGTTTCGTAATGCGATAAAAGGTGACTGGGCGAAGTTACAGCCTTGCAAGCCGGTTTTATCAGTCATGGCGGGTGCGGTATGAAAGGTATATCCCGCCTGATCGCCATGCGGAAAGCCGGTAAGCGTCCGACTTCCGTGTGGATCAACTTCGACAAGCCCTATTCCGAACCGAAGTTCATCAACGAATGGCATCACCTGGAGCTTGAATACGCTCCGGACAATGACCTACGGCCATTCGTCGATCTCGATGTGATCCTGTTCGCGGATACCTGGCGCGAGGAAGTTGGCGACCTGTACGCGAAGCTGACGAAGTTTGCCCGGACCATCACGGTGCTGATTACCGACTTCGGGGATGACATCGGCTGGTGGTGGGACAAGGAACTGGGGCGGTGCGACTTCGGGCAACGCTGCTATGCCAGGGAACTGAGGGATGTTCATGCCGACGCTACCGCTGCAGCGGTCAAGGGTAACAAAGAGGCCTACGCTGCATCGCAAGCGAAAGAGGCTGAAATCATCAAATCACGCAATACCGCAACGGAGGGAATTTGAGCATGGCGAAGATTTTCGCAGACGACACGATCGACTTTGCCAAGTACCTGAGCGAAACGGACTCGGACCACAAGGTCAGGCCAGCCAGCGACTATGCGAAGGAAGTTGAGGCTTATTTCCACGACAAGACCAAAGAGCAGGGAATCCGTCTTCCATGGGAAAAGACCCACGACAAGATCGCCTTCCGTCCGAGTGAGGTCACAGTCTGGGGTGGATACTCCGGCCACGGGAAGAGTCTGGTGATCGGCCAAGTCATGAATCACTTCATGCGGACCTACCGGACGAAGGTTTGCATCGCCTCCATGGAAATGAAACCGCATATCACGCTTGCGAGAATGTGCCGCCAAGCGGCGAACGGCGTGCCGGACGTACCCTACATCCAGAAATTCCACAAAGGCACTGACGGGCTTCTATGGCTCTACGACCAGCAAGGGACGGTTAAGGGCGAAAAGATGGCCGCGGTTATACGGTACGCATCAGAAAAGCACTCAGTCCAGCACTTCGTGATCGATTCCCTGCTCAAGTGCGGATTCGCGGAGGACGATTACACCGGGCAGAAGATGTTTGTTGATCAGCTCTGCTCAATCGCCCGGGATACCGGCGTGCACGTGCATCTGGTCCATCACTCCCGCAAGGGCCAGGACGAATACAAGATCCCCGGTAAGCACGACATGAAGGGTACGGGCTCGATCACGGATCAGATTGATAACCTGATCATCGTTTGGCGAAACAAAAAAAAGGAACAGGAAATGCAGGCCGGAAACATGGCGAATCAATCCGAAGCCGATGCCATTCTCGCCGTCGAGAAGCAGCGCAACGGCGAATGGGAAGGGAAGCTGGCGCTCTGGTTCGACATTTCTAGCCGTGGCCTGGTTGAGACTTCAACGCATGGATTCTGAGTTAGACCGTGAAGAGTTCGATGAACTCGCCGGAAAACTCGAATTCGAACAAGGCAACACCCGAGCAGAAGCAGAAAGACTCGCACGCCAGGCAATGGGTTCGCATCAACGAAACAGCTATGCAGTCCGGAGATTGGACGATTGCAAAGTACCAAGTCGAAGGGAAGTGGATACACAAGCTCTGGGATGGGGAAAAGATGGTCGGGAAGTTTGAATCGTTTGCTGAGGCTGATGCGGCGATAGATGAAGAACGCAAAAGTCACCGGGCTCCGGCGGCTTTATCGCCGGAGGCTCCGGTGGACTGCCGGGTTGGCAGGCAAAACGTATCCTCGGAGTGATGATGGCTGAGAAAGTGACAATCGGGAATTGCGAACTGTGGCACGGAGACTGCCGCGAAGTGCTGCCGCTGCTGCCTCCCGTCGAGCGGGTGCTGACCGCCCCGCCGTCTGGGATTGGGTTTGCGGCACAACCAACACGCTACCAAAGAGCCAACGGAATTACCGCAACCACATGGGACGACGAGACTCCGCCGGCTTGGGTGTTTGGCCTGATGTTGGAGAAGGCGAAAACCATGATTGTATGGGGCGGCAATTACTTCGCGCTCCCGCCTTCGCGCGGTTGGTTGGTTTGGATGAAAAGCGGGAACGCGCCTTCGATGGCCGATCTTGAAATGGCGTGGACGAACATGGATATGAACGCCAGATGCTTTGAAAAGTCGGTGAAGTCGGCGAGCTTGGAAAAGAACTTGCAAAGCGCGGCACACCCGACACAAAAGCCGGTGGCGCTGATGGAATGGTCCCTGGGCTTCGCGAAGGCCGAAACGGTTTGCGACCCATTCATGGGCAGCGGAACAACCGGCGTCGCCTGCGCCCGGATGGGCTTGCACTTCACTGGCATTGAACGGGAAAGAAAGTATTTCGACATCGCGGTGCGCCGAATAGAGCAAGCATACGCGCAGCCCCGGCTGTTCGAGGATGCAAAAGTCGGCGCTGGCGATACGGCGGTGCAGGTGGAGCTTTTGCCTGCCAACGCATAGTTAACCCCTAAATCGGTGTCTACACCAGATTAAGGGACCGCAAGAAATGAACCCATTCCTTGACCCGGCCAAGATTCTTGAAGGGAAAGAGCAGAAACCCTGCGGGGATTGTATCCACAGGCTCTGGATGTGGGGTATCTATCACCGGATCTGCACCAAGCATCAGGGCAGAGTTGGGTATGCGTGCCACAAGTGCGAGGATTATGTGAAGGTGAAGCCATGAACGCGATAGAAAAATGGCTTGATTTTGAGCTGAGGAATTGGTCCCGTTGGTGCTGGATTGGCTCCTACCCTCACCCATTACCGCCAAGGACATGCGGAAGCCTTGAGGGCGACTACATACCGCCGCCGTGGGATGGTATGGATTTGATTGTTAGGCCACCGCCGCCGAACGAAGTAAATGCAAATCTTGTTGATAAGGTATGGCGCAATCTCCCGGAGAACCCCAAGAAGGTCTTGCGCATGGAATACCCGCAGCGCCACTTATGGGAAGGGGCGATCTCAGGACATCGCGCCGCAGCTAGGCTGGTTGGGCTGAGTTATCGGAAATACATGGATGCTTTGGTGGTTGCCGTTGATCGAGTGAGAAAGGCGTTTGATGAAATACGCATCTGAAGTCATCGAATTAATGGGCGCATACCCTGGAAGGCTATTTCGGATGGTCGAGATAGTCAGGTATGTCTGCCCTAGCCCTAGGTCGCCAAGAGAGCGTAGCGCAGTCAGAGAGGCAATACGAATTGTGCTTGCCGCACTGAAAGTAAGCGGCGCAATATTCATCCGGAAACCTCGCGCAAATTCTTGTTATTACGTTTATATCTGGAAAAGTGCCAACTGCCATGGCGGAAAAGTGCCAGCTAAAGTGCCAAACTATTGCCGGGATAGTGTTTTCTGAAATTCGCTTGGTCGGGTAGCCGGCCTTTTACCGCCGCTTAGATGCGGCGTTTCTTCTTCCTCCTCACTGGCCTAAACCCCGCCAGTTTGCCGCCTCCGGGCGGCTTTTTATTTAAGGATCTGCCGCATGTTCGCTGGTCTGTTTTCCTTCCTCGCCGGGTCTGCCTTCCGCCTGATTTTTGGCGGCGTGATGGAATGGCTCGGGAAGAAGCAAGACCACCAGCACGAAATGGAACTGCAGCGGCTCCAGGCTGATCTTGAAGCCGGCCGGCATGAGCGCGATATGGCGCGCATTAGCTTACAGGCGCAGTTGCAAGTGCAGCAAATCACGGTGGTTGCCGATGCGGCAGAGCGCAAGGCAGAAGCTGACGCATTTATCGAGGCGGTCAAGGCGACTGCCACCAAGACCGGTATCGCGTGGGTGGATGCATGGAATCAAAGCATACGTCCGGCAGGCGCCACAATCTCCCTGCTGATATGGGTCGGCGTGATGGTATCGGCCAGCCTGATACTCTCAGACTTTGACCGGGAATTGATTGGCGCCTTTTTGGGCGTGTTCGTCGGTGAGCGGATTCACGCTCGGCTCCGATGATCACATCTGAGCCGACTACCTCTTTACCGGCCGGCCAACAGGCTTTGCCGGAATCCCCAGACGGGCGAGAGCACGGCGAACGCTGGACACGGCCACGCCGTAGCGCGCAGCGGCAGCGGCAGGAGTGCATCCGCTGCGCTGGAGGTGGGAAACCGCGAGTGTTACCTCGCGGGATTGGCGGGCGGTCATCGCGTCAGACTCGCATTGACGGCCGCAACGATCTCTGCGTTAAGTTGCTCGTCAGTGGTTTTTGCTCCGAGGATCAGATCGCGAGTCTCAACCCACACACCGAGGCTATGCGCAATCAATGCTGCATCGCGGTTGCCTTGTTCCCGGCCAGTAATAACAGCGCGGGCAGTTGCCATCATGTTTTTGCGGTATCCGGTCATCTTGATCTCCTTGGTTTAGGGTTTATTGGCGGGCGGGCAGCTCCGTGCTACCCATGCACCAGATAATAGTGCATCATGCGCCAATGTCAAGAGTTTTTTGCAAATAAATTTTGAGGATGGAATGATCGAGCGCCTTACCGAATTCTTCAAGCTGGCGAAGCGGTTCGAGGGCTGCCGGCTGATGCCGTATTACTGCCCTGCCGGGGTGCTCACGGTTGGATATGGCGCTACCGGCCACGGCGTATTCCCCGGCCAAGCCTGGACCAAAGAACAGGCTGAGAAGCGGCTGGAACAGGATGCGATCAAGTTCGCCCGCGGCGTGCTGGCAGCTTGCCCGGTACTGGCAACGGAATCGGATAGCCGATTCTCTGCGGCCACTGATTTTGCATACAACCTCGGTTTGGGCGCCCTACGCGGATCGACCATGCGAAAACGCATCAACGCGGGATCTTGGGAATCTGCTTCCCGAGAATGCTGCAAATGGGTTCGTGGTGGGGGGCGGGTATTGCGTGGCCTAGTCCTTCGCCGCGCCGCCGAATCTCAACTACTCCTAGGAACCGCATGAAATGGCCATTGACGTGAAAAGTGAAATACTCTCCGCCATCGCCAAGGCCGACGACCAGAACATGAAAACCCTGCTTCTGCTCATGCTCGGGGTTCTCGAAGAGATCGGCGGCAAGATCGACGCCATCTGGAAGAATGATAAAGCGCTCCGTGAAGCCGTCCTGAACGGCCACGAAGCCGTCCATGGACGGCACCACGAATGGATCGAGCAACGAATGGAATCTAAATGTGCTGCCGCCTGCCAATGGGCAGAGAAGAAGATGGTAGAAGAGATTGAGGCAACCAAGACCGCAAAGGAAGATGCCCGAGCCGATAAGCGAGTCGCGCGCGATGCCGTAATTCGTCAGGTAGTGACAATTTTCGTCTCGGTCGCGGCCGGCGTTGTTGGCGCGCTGTGGGCACTGAAATAACCTCAGGAGATCCAAATGGCAACAATCTGCGTAGAAATCGAGATCGATACCGAGACCGGGAATCTGACCGTGGCGGAATGCCCGCCCGGCGAAGAAAAAATGGCTGGCGAAGAGGGCAACGAGCCCGCTGGCCAATCCTTTACCAACATCGATGAAGCGATGAAGGCCGTGGCAGCGATCCTGACTCAAGGCCAGCAGACGCCAGACCAGGCCCACCAATCGGTGATGACCGGCTACAAGAAGGCCGGCAATCGACCAATGATGGGGATGTAATCCACCATGTCCAATGAAAGGGGCAGCAACGTGATTAACCCGAATAAGTTGTTGAATTCGTGATTATGGGAATTCTTGTAAATGCGCGGCATGAGCATTTTGCTCATCAGGTCGCAAAGGGCGAAGATGCAACAGCAGCATATATCGCGGCAGGGTATAGCAAGAACGGAGCGCAGCCATCTGCCGCCCGTTTGCTATCAAAAGCTATGGTTTCAGCACGGGTCGAAGAGATCAAGGAAAACATTGCCAAGATAGCGACGGAAAAGACGGCTATTACGAAAGCGTGGGTCTTGGATCAGTTGGTTGAGATTGTTGCAATGGCAAAAGCAGCGGAACCAGTCCTTGATAGCGATGGTAATCCCATTGGCGAGTACAAGCAGAACCTTGCAGCCGGGAACAAGGCGCTTGAGTTGATTGGGAAAGAAAAGGGAATGTTCGTTGAGCGCAAGGAAATCAGAACCGGACCGCTTGAAGAACTTAGGGATGAGTCCTTGGACAACATCATTGCCAAGAAAGCCAAAGAATTGGGGCTGACGCTTCACTGATGGACGACATAGACAGTCTTCCGCCGCGGGTGGCATTGGCCCTTGCGCTGGAAGAAAAGGCCCGTCGCAGGGCGCGCAGGAAGATTAAGATGTATTACCCTGATGAGGGACCGTTGCGCCGGGAGTTGTACCAGAAGCACCTGATGTTCTTCAGGGCTGGTCGAACGCATAGCACCAGAGGCTTCATAGCGGCCAATCGGGTTGGCAAGACTGAAGGCGCTGGTGGCTACGAGCTTACCTTGCACTTGACTGGGGATTACCCGGTCTGGTGGGAAGGCGCCGAGTTCGATGCGCCCGTTCGGACCTGGGTTGCCGGTGATACCGGCAAGACAGTGCGGGATATTCTGCAGGAAAAGATGCTTGGTCCGTGGGGAAACTTCGGAACTGGGTTGATTCCGGGCGATGACATCGTTCGCTATACCAGCAAGCAGGGCGTTTCGGAAGCCGTCGATACAGTTTGGGTCAAGCATCGCACCTATGGCGTGTACGATGGTGACAGCCGCATCGTCTTCAAGAGTTACGACCAGAAGCGCGAAGCCTTCCAGGGAACTGAGCAAGACATCATTTGGCTTGACGAAGAGGCTGACGAGAGTATCCGCGGCGAGTGCATGTTGCGGTTGATGACCACGAACGGGTTGTTGATCGAGACATTCACCCCGTTGAAGGGGATTACTCCAGTGGTCATGCAGTACCTGCCGAACGGGGAAGTGACCAGCGACATCGAGGTTGGCGAGGACAAAGCCTTGATTATGGCGGGCTGGTCTGATGTACCTCACCTTGGAGAAGCTGAGCAGAAGCGCATGTTGGCGGAAACCCCGCCTTACTTGCGTGATGCTCGGTCTAAGGGAATCCCGAGCTTGGGATCTGGGGCGATCTATCCGGTGCCTGAGTCCGAAATCAAGGTGGCGGACTTCCCGATACCAAAGCATTGGCCGCGACTGTATGCCCTGGACGTGGGCTGGAATCGAACTGCAGCACTGTGGGGCGCTTGGGATAGAGACAGCGACACGATTTACCTGATTGCCGAGCATTACCGTGGCCAGGCCGAGCCGGCGATTCATGCGAACGCTATCCAGTCGAAAGGAAAATGGATTGAAGGCGTGATTGATCCCGCTTCAAGGGGTCGCGCCCAGGCGGACGGCGAGAAGCTAATCGAGTCCTACAAGGGTCTCGGGCTTAAGCTTCATCTTGCCAACAATGCCAGGGAATCGGGGATATACGAGGTTTGGCAGAGGCTTTCGACTGGCCGACTCAAGGTATTCGCCTCATTGGGTAGTTGGCTGACTGAATACCGGATGTACCGGCGCGACGAGAAAGGCGCCATCATCAAAGAAAACGACCACTTGATGGACTGCAGTCGTTATCTGGTTCTGGCCGACGCAAGGTATTGGAAGGTTGGAGAGCAACCCAAGAAGAAAGCAACAGAAGTATTCGAGCCCCTGAATTCATCCATGGGCTACTGATCAGCATCAAAGTCTCACCGAAAGGAGACGGGAATGATCGATATAGATACATGCCCGTTTTGCGGGTACGCAGCAAGAGTGGTCAGAACTAGGGATATAGCTCAATGGTGGTACTGCGAGTGTAGCCGATGCTTTACTCGCCAACTTGCTAGTCAGACTGAGAAAGAGGCGATTAGCAAATGGAATGCCCGGGTGCAACG